GGCGCACCAAAGAGGGGAAGCTGACGTGGGAGAACTTTTGCCAAGAGAACCTTGGTAAGGTGATCCTCAACGAGGATGAAGGAGCGCGTGTAGAGGGTGCGTGTGCTGCCGTGGAGCCGCTTCTTGAGATGATCACGGCCAATAAGATCATCGAAGCATCCATGTTCTGGGAACGTGACGGCGTCCAGTGCAAGGGGCGTCCTGACATGATCACAGAGATCAAGGGGCGTCCGGCTATCGTTGATCTCAAAACAACCAGCGACTGGTCTAAGTTCGACCACAAGTTCTTTAGCTTTGGGTATGACAAGCAGGCCGCTTGGTACACTTACGGGTTGGAGCAGATCACCGGCCAAGAGGACATCGACTTTTACTTCTTGGTCGTCGATATGCAAGCGCCCCATCTCTCGCAATGGGTGAAGGCGTCCACCGAACTTATCGATATCGCCAACCAGCAACTCGACGTGACCTTGTCGCAGTACAAGTTGTGCCTTGACCAGGACGTGTGGCCCGGGCCACCCACGATGCGCGTGATGTTACCAAGAAGATGGGAGGAAGCATAATATGCAAGACATACCACGAGGCGAATTGCTGGACAAACTGGCTGATGGATGGACTGTGCGGCGTAAAAGCTGGAAAGAGGGGCGGTGTATTTCAAAATCAGGAGGCAACACTTCAATAAGCGGTAGTGATTTAATCGAAGATGATTGGGAGGGAATATCGCCACATTCAATTTTAAAAACCGTAGGATGCAGAATTATATACTCTATGACTGAACTATCAGAAGGTAGGGCTAGATTTGTGCGGCGTAATAGCTGGGGGCAGTGCGTTCCGCTAAAAAGATGCGAAAAACAGCATGCTCCATTTGAGCTTAGTATCGAAGACATTGTGGCTAACGACTGGGAGATATGGCAATGACCGACTGGGTACTCATTCGCCGCACCAACGTGCTGCAAGACGTGGAGCTGCCGCGTCCAAAGCGCACGCAGGACATCATCTGTATCGGGCCGAAAGACGCGCTGGGCTCCAAGATGGAGGCGCTCATGCTAATGCCGGAGAATCAATCGACGGATCTAATCGAGGTGAAGTATGTGTTGGAGGAGTACACGGGGCAGCACTCGCACACTTCAGCTAGGCCTGGGAATGGAACGCGATGAACAAAGGAATACTCGTCATCTCGCTTGAGATGCCAGCCAATCAGATCATCGACCGGCTCGTTGCCCGGCTAGGCAGCGTCAGCCTGCGCACCCTCGCTGAGGGAGCCAAGCACGAGCGTGACATTAGAGGCGTCCACAATGCCATCCAGAAGCTCAACAACAGCCGTCTGGTGATCCGCGACGATCTGTACGATATCGCCAACATATGCGCCACGGCACGGGCTATGGCGAAGTCGCCTGACGGTCTGGGCGTACTCTTCGTAGACTACATCCAGTTAGTGCGGTGCGACCTAGGCAAGGACAGCAGCCGTGAGCGTGAGGTGGCTGAGGTCAGCCGGAGTCTGCGCCTACTTGGCATCGAATTGGGTTGCTTAGTGATCAGCATTACGCAACTAAATGAGCAGGGTAAAGCTCGTGAAAGCCGCGCAATCGGACAAGACGCTACAGCCGTGATGGTTGTGAAGCTGTCCGACGACGCAGAGTTTCGCGAGATTGGCATACCCATCCAACGAAATGGTCCGTGTGGCGTCAGTGCAAATCTGCGTTTCCACGGCAAAACAGCAACATTCCACAATGAATAAAGTAAAACACTACCAGTCATATATGAAACTTGAACCCGACAACTCAAACAAAGCACTGCCCTACCTCTGGGCATTTGCGACACTTGCGATTCTAGATGGACTAGCCATTGCCTACTTCGCTCAAGAACTTTGGGAAGCAGTCGTGCTGCTTGCGTTGTTTATCTCAAGCGCCGTGTTCGCGGTGTCAGCCATGTACGAATACAACGGAGGTCGCAGATGATCAGCACAGGATACCCAGGTGATAGCGATCCTAAGGACGAGCATCCAGTCTGCTGGTACTGCCGGGAAGATTTGACTCAAGACTTTTGGGGAGACTGGTTCTGCCCTGAGTGTGATGCTAAAGAAAGTCAAAAGAAGAATGAAGAACCCACCTAAAATACAAGTTGCTATTGCTATACTAAGCATTCTAGCATTGGCGCTGGGCTACATCTTCGACCGAGAATGAGTGCTCAACTAATCGAATCGCTCATGGAGCGCATCCATGTACTAACACAAGAAAACAAACGACTAACAAATGAGAATCAGGAATACAAAAAGACAATCAAACGGCTGGGTAGGCAGGTTGAGACTGGTCGATCCACGGGAATGGCAGAGCCGGATTATGGAACTGCCGGTGAAGCTGCAAGTGTTTGTGGCGCAGATCGTGTGGTGGGATTACTTTGCAGACAAGACGGTGCCGAACCGTTGGCTGGAGATGGACATGTGGCTCCGCGCACATCCTAGCACTTTTCGCAAGGAAATGTGGCCCTCGAACGAGGAGATGATCGATGCATTAATCAGCATCGGGTACGAGAACAAGACTGCACACCGTCGAATGGGAGTCAAATTCGCAGCATGAGCGTACAACTACAACAATACATGGACGCGCACAATCGACAGGCCGAGATGATCGACAACCTAAAGGCCGAGCTTATCATGTACAGGCACTTCGCCGTACAGGCTGCCTCAGCGATCGAGCAGCTTAAGCATTGCCTACTCAAGCACTACGACGCTCACTCAGCGTTCCCTAACGACCGGGCTGCACTGCTCGATGCTGACCTTGTGTTGGCGGAGGCGTATAAGCTGACACAGAAGGAGGGGAAATGAGCGACGAACAAATCAACGCGGCAATTGCAGATGCAATTTCGCCTAGACTGGTTTTGGGGAATAGCCAGTTTTACAAAAGTGGAGATGGGTGGGTGGTAGATTGTCCAAACTACTGCACGGACCTCAACGCCATGCATGAGGCGGAGAACACGTTGACTGATGCCAACATGTTTGTTATGGCCCACCACATTGAACGGTTGGTTTCCGCAAAAGGACAGCATTATTTCCACGCGACAGCTCGCCAACGGGCAGAGGCGTTTCTGCGGACGCTTGGCAAATGGGAGGCAACTACCGAGCAATCCTCGGTAGATCATTTGCGTGACGCCACGAAAATGATGGAGGAACAACCATGAACTGGGAATACCAACTGATGCGCGATATGCTGGAGCGCGCTAATATTTATAGAGATATTCCCAGCCCTGAATGTCAGAAAACAGGAATGATGTTGCGGTCAGCCGCTCGCGTGATGATTAATTGGGATCGAAAGCTTGTCTTTATGGAGATTGCGCTGCGTAAAATTGCGAACTTAGAGAACACGCAGTTTAACAATCATGCAGACGAGATGCATCGAATTGCGCGGGAAGTGCTGGCTAATTGGGGATCAGACCAATCTGGTGAGCACACCGAAATGGTGAAGGAGGTGCAGAAGTGAGCGACAACATCGAGAAACTCAAGGAGCATTCACAGATGCTGGGGCGCATTGCCTCATATGTTGAAAACTTTGCCGAGAGCGACGAGGACACGACAGCCATTTGCGTGCTGCGTCTGTTGGCCAAGTATCACCAGCTTGAAGCTGATTGCATGTGGGACGCGATTAAACATGAGGAGACTCGGAAATGAGGCCGTTTGAGAACCGGCGCAAGTTGTGGGTGTACCGAATGGAGCAACTCAGCGGCTGTGCGCCCCTCGACTTCAAAATGGCCCGGTACATCGAGAAGCTCAACATACGCAATCCAGACCAGCTTCGCTACGCACTTGAGCACAACCAACAGGTCATTTGGGTAGGCATGAAGGCCATGAACAGGCTGCGGGCGCTGGTTGGCATGCCGTTAATCGAGCGCAAGCATTCGTGGAAAGATGAGGCGAAGCGGCTGTATAAGCTTCTCGACTCCGCAGGAATAGAGTACGTTAAACAAAAATGACACAACACGAAGAAAACTGCTGGATAGAAGCCGGTTTGCGATCTGATGGCGTTGAGTTGGGTGTGTTTGAGAAGGGTGCAATTGTGCACTATGGGCGATTGCTGACAAAAGACCTAGTGCAAGCAGGCAGGGATGCCAGAAGCGAGAACTTTGATCTACGCTTGGAGAACAGTGCCTTACGTGCAATGATTGAAGCTCTTAAAGATCAAATTCAAAAATGAAAGTCAGCGCCTGTTCATTCTGTGGCAGTAAAGCCGCCCGCCCACAACAGGCGTTGGTTGGCATAGATTGGTCAGTTGTTTGCCAAGATTGCGATGCAATCGGGCCATCAGCGTTGTCTGCTAAGTTTGCTATTATGGAGTGGAACAGGGTGCCACCTGCCGCTTGGGCTGTTAATAGGAGGGCATACCAAGAAGAGATTAAACAACTCAAGGCTAAAATTCAAAAACTAAAAGCAAAATGTTCAACGACGAAATTGCAAAAGCAATAATTAAAACAACGGAAGTTATGACCGAAGAACACACCATTGCTGCCGAGATGCTGCTCCTTCAGGCTGAAGAGGAGATTTCAAAACTGAAAAATGAAATTCAAATTTTGAAAAAGGAGCGGGAAATTGAGGCTGATATTCAGCTTCGCATCGCGCTCAAGGCTGACAAGTATTACATGCAGCTCCAGGCCATCCGTGAGGCTGCCTTTGGCGACATCACCGGGATCACAGCGGAAGACTTGTCATTTATGGAGGAGCGAGAGTGAGCGACAATCCCAAACGAAAGAAGCGCAACGCCGTGTACCGCTCCCCTGAGAGCAGGGCACGGCAGCTTGCTGGGCTGAGCGGCGTGAAAATCGAGAAGCATGTGCCGGGTGTGGTCATGGAGAAGGTCAACGGTCAAGGTGCGCTTGCCGGTATCCCGCCCGAGATTCAGAAGAAGGTGCTGGATCTATTCGTGAGCGGGCAGCATAGCCGAGCCATAGCTATGCAGTTGGGTATCAGTGAGCGGAGCGTGGACGAGATCAAGGTGAGTGCGCTCGACATGGACTCGCAGTTCCGGAATGCGTACTTCAATACGAACCTGAAGGCGAAGCTGCAAAGTGTCATTGATGGTGCTGCACAGCGGGTCATGGAGCTCATGCCGGAGATGTCCGCGAAGGACGCTGTGCTGGCGCTAGGGATCACGCTCGACAAGTATGCTAATCTAGAGAAGAACAAGACCCCGGATGCGCTGCACCAGCATGTCCACTTGCATACCAACCAAGACATCTCTGCCGCTTTCATGGCGGCCCTTAAGCCGCCGAAAGCTCAAGACCATGATGGAACGATTAAAAACGAGTGATGCGATGGCAGAGCAACCTTGTAAATCGGAAGTCAGCCTTCCAAATTTCAAGCTAGATTCGAAATTGCTTTTGGAGATTCCAAATTCAAATTTGGTTTTACCGAGCGGGATTGATTTGGCCAACGAGGTGCTCGACCTGCGCGATCTTACCGAGCGGTATTGGCGCGTGATCACGGCGCAGCATGTCAGGATAGCACGCTTGGAGAGCGAACTATGTGCCAGGACTGCGCAGCTCTAGAGGAAGAGGCAGAGTTTTATGCGAGTGAAGCTGCGAAGTGGAAGCGGATGTATGTGCTAGTGCATAGGCGTGAGACGGCACTGGCGCAGAGGCTCCGGGTGCTGCTCCAGAGCTTGCGCCAGGTTGCGCGAGAGGCGCGAGGGTTGGGGCGGAATTAATTCCGTGGAATTCGACGGGATTTGAGTAGCGTAGCGTGAAACGTTACGTTGCCACAGTGGCCTGATGGCCCTCCGCAAGCCTCAAAGGCCTTTTCTTCGGCGTGAGAGGCATCATAGGCACTGACGTGCATTATTTCTTCCTCTGTGCCGTCTTCGTAGCGTGAAACGATTTTGACTCTGTAGGTTTTCATATGTGCTTTTGGTTTTGGTTTTGCTTATCTGAAATCAAATTTGCTTTTCTGATTCCAGATTTCAAAATCAAAATAGTATTGGTGATTTCAAAATCAAAATTGGTTTTCTAAATTCAAATTTCAAATTTGGTTTTGGCCTGGGCAAACCGAAAGCCGAAAACGGCCTGGATGATGCGGCGATGCGGGTACTGGGTATGGGTGCGTGCGTGCGTTTGGCGTGGAAAAGCGTCAAAAAGTGATGCTTTTCAGACCAAAAAGGCGCGAAAGAATTGAATGTGAGAAGGTTAGATCATACGAGAAAAGGGCGCGCAAAAGCCCCTAGGCGGTGAACCTAGGGGCGTTTCCTTAGCGATGGGTTAGGCGTCCATGTTAGCAAGCGCACGCTCTATCTCATCAACCAACAACTCGGGGTCGTACCCATCAAACAGGTCAGACATCGATGCGGCCGCTCCGTTGGCATCGGCTCGCCACAGTCGCGAGAGAGCCGATTCTAGGCGCTCTGGGAGCGTGTATGGGACAACGCTATACTCGCCATCGTCATACATCCTTTGGGCGTCTGCATGCGCCGATGAGGGGTTGCGATACACCTCTGGGGTTAACTGATCCGCGAACGGATCAACGTGTAATTTAACTTTGTAGTACATTAGGCCAGCTCCTCCAATAGCTCGGTGTCTACGTTTGCGCGACCTTCCATACGGTGCGCATCCTCTTTTGCGCCGTTGACGGCCTCAATGGCGGCCTCTATGGCCTTCATAGCGTCATCCATTAATGAAAGACGCATATCAGCGTTTTCGTGAAACCAAATGGCTGCCTCTAGAGAGGCTTTAGCTTTGATTAGTGTGGGAATTCTCATGTGTTTGTTTAGTTGGATGCTAGTGGAGTCTATAGGTGACAGTCTGAATGTCTTTGTTCCAGCATGCCCGGCACTCGCCGCATTTGTTTCCTTGCGTAGGCGCCGGACATGTACCCGCCGTTGATGAGACTTCGCTTGTGGTGACGCCTAAGCCCTCCGCTAGGCTGTTGGGCCCAGCTTTATCTACCATATAGGCGGACAAACGCACCGTCAGGTTTGGAGGGAATGAGCCGAACAATTCAACGTACTCGGAGACGATGCCGTACTCTTTTGTGGGGAGCCAAAACTGTATCTCTGGCAAAGCGATAGCGATGCGGACGATTGCTTTCAGCGTCTTGATGCTTTGAAGGTCGCCACTATCGAACCAACGGAAGAAACCGCTTTTCTCCGTGTCGCGAATCTTGGCAATCATCGCTGGCACCCATTGCGGCGATTCCATTAGAGCGAGTCTCGCTTGCAAGGTTCTCTGGACGTTTGGCATACGGTAGAACCCTTTTAGTGCGTAGCAGCCATGGCAGACGGATCCCTCAACCTGTGCGAGTTTGGAGCCGGTCTTACATGCGAGAGCGGGAACAGACCAGCCTTGGCAAGGCATTTTTGATGGTTGTGATAAGGTAAACTGCATATATTTTGTTTGTAGTGTGTTTGTGTGGAGCACTTTGCTCCCTACTACGTCCCCGCAGAGACGCAGTGTGGGAACCTAGATTGCTAGGCCCAAATGTCTGATTGACATAAAGACCATCCTTCGACTCTGTAAACAGGGTTTTCTCCAGAGTCAAATATTGCCATATGCTCACCGTATATCCCTTGAGGGTCAGACTCTATACCAGCCTGTATAGAAACATTATACTTTTGAAGCAACGCCTTAAGTTCTTTTAAAAATTCTTGTTCTGCTTTAGTTTTCATGTGTTTTGTTTGTAGTGTGTTTGATGCTTGTTAGTTGTTACGAAAAAACATTCCGTTGTGTTCGCAGTAGTCATATCGCAGCGCGGACTGCCACACGGCGCGCCAGTCTATGCAGTCGCGTAGGAAATCAGGGATTCCCGAGAGGCATTCGGTTTCCTCACAGTGTTCCTCGCAAAAATGTTCAACGTCGTCATATTCGCCAGCGAAAGCCTCTTGAGCTTGGTCAAGCGTAGTTTCCTCTATCGGATAGCCTACAGCCTCCGCGTAAGCCTCCCAAAGATCGCGCTCTCGCTCAGTGCACGCAATCCAGTCCCAAAGCATCTGCGGCACAGAGGATTCAGAGTAAAAGCTTTTGGGAAAGCCTTCAAAGTCTTGAAACATCAGCTCAGGATCTTGCTCATCTGCATGTAGTTCCAAGCATGCTTCGCGGAATGAATCAGCGTCATGCCCATCAAGATCGATCCAAGCTCCCTTGATTGAGCCGCTTGCGTACTTGGCGTAAGTTCCAACGTATATTCTGGGTTCTGTTGTGGTTGTCATATGTTTTGTTTGTAGTGTGTTAGGTTGCTGAGTTTTACTTGCGAGCGTCTTTAAGCGCTGACAACCACAGGGTTGCGGTGATCAGCAAGCAGCCTGCAGCCATAAGCTGAAGGGAGAGACGGACATAAGCGATGTGTTCTAGTGTGTTCATGGATTCGATGGGCATAAAAGTTGGGTTGGTTGAGGTTAGGCCAGCGTGACACAAGCGCGCTCTAATACGGCGACTCTGTAGGCCATTAAAGCATTTGTTGCGTTTAAGATACGCAGATAAGCCTCTGTGATTGGCATGCCAAGCGTGCCCGCTGTGCGGAGTGCAAGCAATTCAGCTTGTGCGGATTGCAGCTCTGCGTTTAGGGAGTCGATTAGTGATGTGTTATTCATACGAGGGCAAAAATACGGCGCTTTGCACAAGTAAGCAACAAAAAAGTGACGATAGGCAAAGAAAAGTGCGTAGTGCGTGCGTGCCTGGTGAGTGCGTGCGTGCGAGTGAGTGCGGCTCGGTGAGTGCACGAGAGGCGTGACTGTGGGACGTGCTGCGGAGTGCGGGCGAGTGCGGGCGTGCGGCGAGAGAGCGGGCGTGCGTGTGTGGGGGAAATAGTTCGTACACGAAGTAAATGCGTTACAGCCCCCACGCCACAAGCAACGACCGCGCGCGCTCACGGCAGCCCCGCAGCTCGCACTTGGCAGCCCGTTCCAGCCCGTCACTCGTGGTCCGCCGAGCATCAAACGCACCATCCCTACACCTGCCGTTTGACCAGCCCTTGCAAGCTGTTGCGCTTCAGTAGGTTGGCCATAACACAATACAAGACAAGTCAAATAGAGTGGAGTTTTACTCTGTAGGAATGCATTTTGACGCGTGAAAACCAACGACAGGGGGGGCGGGGGTCGACCAGGCTCGACCGGCGACGACGGCGACGCATAGCCCCCCTCAGACTTTTTTTCGCCAACTGGCCCCCTTTCGCGCTTACCCTGCACGCTACACTCACCTTGCATGCTACACCGTGCTAGTGTAGCGTCGCTTGTACTATGACCAAGTACACACTCAGCGAGAAGACGGTTAAGCAGCACTTAGGCCCGGCGTATCGGCCTATGTCGTACAAGCAGGACGTGGACTATATCGAGCGCAAGGCGTTTCGCGGTATCCGTCGTATTTATCGCAGTGACCTGTTGGATGGCACGCTGGCTTGTGATGTGACCGAGCAGGAGCCGGCTATCGTGGAGGAGGCGCAACCTGAGCCGCAGCAGTTGTTGGCAAGTGATGCGGTTACGGAACAGACGATTGTCATGTTATATCCGAACAGTCGCTGGGTTAAGACTGATATGGCTGACAAAGTGTTTGTGGGTGCTAGGGGCTTTAACTTTCGTAAAGGTCAGAAGATCCGGGTTAAGAACAAGACCATATGCATAAAGTGACGCTCAAAGACAAGTTGGCGGTATATGACACGCTTGATCGGCTTAAGAGTAAGTTTAAGTCGCTTATATTCGCATTAAGCGCAGGTTATGTGCTGCATATCGCGCTTAAGTGGGGCTTAAGCCTGGTGAACGCGCAAGAGATGCAGCTTAACACGTTTGAGTTGGCTATACTTTGGATTATCTGTTCTTAAGCTAGAGCTTACTTTTTACTCGCTAGTAAGATTGTCTTACTTCTAGCTTCGCGTTGCCGTTCGCACTAGGCTTCGCCCAGATGCTCACTCTCGCAGCTAACGCTGCTCACCGGAGGAGATAAACAATCCGGCAAGGAGAGTTGCGAGTGAGCATAGTACCCCCAAGACTCAGCATTACTGCCTATCTTGGGGGAGTACTATACAAAAAGGAGATCAACGATCCGTATAAGTGTCGTCGTTTCGTTTCGCAATTACAGTCGTGAGTGATGGCTACCCGTTCGGGAAACTCTTGCCATTCTCGTAGGCGTGACTGTCAGTACTCTGCAACTTTGAGGCCGAAGCAGATGTTTAATCCAACTCAAGGGGCGATAGTTGGAACCATTTAATCGCCTGTGCGTCCGATGTTTCAGGTGGTGCAGAGGGTACACGGTCGCCTATTTGACGACACAAGGAATTTAGAGCATCTTCAGGGAAAGTCAACTGTATGAATGAAGAAAATCAAGAAATTATCGAGAAAGTTTTAACCTACAAGCTGGAGGAACATCCAACGCTCCCGGCACCGAACAAGCGGCAGCGGCTAGAGATGATTGAGAACATTGGCCCGGAGAAGGTGCTTGATCTGTTCTTGATGCGGGAGAACAAGATTAAGGCCGAGCAGAACGATCCTATGCGCTATGGGCACGAGCTGCCGCACTGGCCCGATGCAGATAAGCTGCTAGACCGCTATAATGAGCTAGTCGTCCTTGGGGGGAACCGTAGTGGCAAAACTGAGTACGCAGCAAAACGCATGGCTGAAGCTTTCATTGGCACTGACCTCAACGGCCATACACCCGGCTGGATTAAGGAACGTCACGGGAAACGGAACATCCGCATCTGGTGCCTGCACACTACTCACATGACCAGTGTGTCCGCCCAGCAGAACGTCTTCTATAAGTACCTGCCGCCTGAGATACGAAATATTAAACGTACTAATCATACGCAAATTAGTTTTAGCCAGAAGAACGGGTTCAGCGACAATACGGCGGTGTACATGGGTAACCAGATCTGGTTCCTTAACTATGCCCAGGACATTAAGGTGGTTGAAGGTGGTGAGGTGGACTACGTCTGGTGCGACGAACTTGTGCCGCAGAACTGGCTCGATACCCTGCGCTACCGTCTGGTGACTCGGTCCGGGAAGCTGATTGTCACTTTTACGCCGGTGCAAGGGTACACCCAGGTCGTGAAAGAGTACATCAACAGCACCAAGGTGACGGCTACCCGCAAATCTCCATTATTACCCAATAACAACGTTTTGACGGTTCCGAAAGGCGAGATGCCCTATCAAGCGGAGAACTTGTATGGCAGGCACGCTTGTATTTGGTATCATACGGAACTTAACCCGTACAACAACTGGGAGCGCATGAAGCAGGAGCTTTCGGGGCGCTCCAGCCATGATATTAAGATCCGCGCTTATGGTTGGGCTGACCAGACCGCTGGAAGCGAGTTTCCCATGTTTGGTGACCATAACCTGTGGAAGGGAGACGCTGAAGAGGTTATCCCTGATGGAAGCAACTATATGGCGGTAGATCCGGCAGGGGCGCGGAACTGGTTCATGCTTTGGGGTAGAGTAGATAAGTACGGTATACTATGGATCTATCGGGAATGGCCGGATCAAAGCTACGGGGAATGGGCGCTTCCAAGTGACAAGGCGGATGGTCGAGCTGGCCCGGCACAGAAGGCCGGAGCAGGAAGGGGTGTGAACGAGTATACTGACTTGATCTGGAGCCTGGAGACGGCTGGAGACAAGCGTGAGATGATCGTGGACCGTTGGATTGACCCAAGGACGGCTGGAACGGAGACGATCACCAAGGACGGCGGTATTACAGTGTTGGACTTACTTTATCAGACTGATAATCCGCTTATGTTTACTCCGGCGGCTGCCATGCCAATTGAGGAGCGTGTGATGATTATCAATGATCTTTTGTCATGGAATGTAGAAAATCCAATGGTAAAAGGTGTAAATCATCCAAAACTAATGGTTCACGAGTCTTGCCAGAACTTAATATACAGCTTAAAGGAATGGACTGGACAAGATGGACAAAAAGGTGCTAGTAAAGATCCAATTGACGCCTTAGGGTATATGGTGGTAATGCAGCCACAATATTTTGGAGGCGAACAATGGGAAAAGCAGATGAAGCAAATGGCTAAATGCGGTTCCTATTAAAAGTTTAATTGTCTATGTATTCAGCTTCTTCAGATCCTTTAGCTATTGCGACAGCCATCCCTGACGTTGGGGATCTGTTGAGTGAGTACAACCGCGCAATGATTAACTCGACGCAGGGTAACCTGACGACGAAGTTTGATGATGTGCGTTTTGCTCGCTGGGCCGGGCAAAGTGATGACGGGAAAAAGCATAGTAATTTGCGTAACGAAGGTGATCCTGCTTGGCCGTTTGAAGGAGCCAGCGACGTTCGCAACCGATTAATTGACTCTACCTGTAACGAGTTGTCTGCGTTAATGGTAACTGCCTTTGAGCGTGCAACCATTCGCACGAGTGGCATCGACATGAACGACATGACGATTAGTGGCATTGCTACTACGTTGCTTCATTGGATTCGCGACAGCAAGATGCCGCTAGAGCTTCGACGTGAAGCTGAGCTTGGTGCTCAGTATGCCTTTCAATACGGCTGGTCTGCCTTCTTTGTAGGCTGGAGACAGAACATCAGCAAGCGTGAGCAGCCAGTGACGATGAATGAGATCATGGCTTTGGCGCAACAGTCGCAAAGTCCAACGCTCATGCAGTTGCCGGACTTAATTATGCAGCAGTCTGATGAAGCTGCGGCTATTCTTGAGGCAACTATCCCAGATTTAACAGCCACTGACGCAAAACGAATGGTCAAGGAATTGGCCGAAACTGGAGCTACGACTAGAGATGAAGAATACGTTAGCAAAAACCTTCCTGAGATTATTGCTCTTAAGCCTTGGGATGAAGTTCTTGTTCCGCCTGAGACGGCAGACTTGCAACGATCCCGTGTAATTTTCCGACGGACGTGGATGTCTGAAGTGGAGATTCGCGAGAAGATCACCACAGAAGGCTGGAACAAAGACTGGGTGGAGTTGGCTGTGCAGATGGCTGGTAAGAGCAGCACGATGTACAACACGAACATCTTGCCCAGCACTGAGCTTCTTGTATACAACGGGCTCAACTACCAGAACATGATTGAGGTGGTGTACTGCTACACCAAGAGCTTGGACGGTAAAGCTCCGTGTATCTACTACACTGTTATCTGCCCACAAGCAGCTGTCGATCACCGGAAGGAGCAAATCTCGTATGCTATCCATGAAAGACTCGATTACGCGCACGGAGAGTATCCGTTTGTGGAGTTCCGTCGTGAGTGCATTCGCCGCGCTATTACTGACACTCGCGGTGTCCCTGAGCTTGCTCACACGGATCAGGATGAAGTTAAGGCTCAACACGATTCCATCAGGGATCATACTGCCTTCTCGACTCTTCCTCCCATTAAAGTCGTCAAACGGATTGGTGCCATCAATCGAGTTGGGCCGGGAGTGCAGCTACCTGTCGTAAGCCCATCAGACTACACGTTCATGGATCCGCCCGCTCGCGAGCCGGGTGTGGCGTTTAACTTGATCCAACGCGTTGAAGCCAGTCACGCAGCTTACTTTGGCACGGTTAATCCTAGCGTTGATCCACGCAAGACACAGCTTAGTCAGCAGATGCTGGTAAACACTTGGCTGCTTACTTGGCGGACAATCTTCCGGCAGATGTTCAGCCTGTGCTGTCAGTATATGTCGCCTGCTGAGATACAGCGCATCACTGGCGGACAGTTACCGCAAAGCCTGTCTGAGATCCATAACGAGTTTGATCTTACGGTCAAGTTTGACGTGATGGATCTGGATAAGGACTACATTGCACAGAAGATTGATTTTCTTCAAAAGGTTGCACAACTTGACACTGGCGGAGTCTTGAACAGGAACAAGCTCACCGAGATGATGATTCAGGCTATTGCTCCAGAGGTGGCAAAAGACTTGATCCTCAATCCTCAGGATGCCAGCAGGCAGATGTTTAAGGACGTGCAGTCAGACATTGGCATGATGCTGCTCGGCAACGAGGCGCTATACCAAGAGAACGACCCGGCTGCACAGACCAAGCTGCAATACGCACAACAGGTCTTGCAGGCTAACCCGAAAGCGCAGACTGCACTTCAACAGGATGAGAACTTCCGGGCGCTCTTTGAGAACTATGTTAAGAGCCTTCAGATGTCTGTTATGCAACAGCAAAATGCGCAGATTGGCCGGATTGGAGTAACTCCAGTGGCACAGCAGGCACAACAGTAATATGACGGAAGATCAAAAGAACGCTTTTGGATTTTCAGGGAAAAACCTTGTTTGGTCAGAAATATGTAAGGTTCTTGAGCAGCTACAAGAGCAACACTGGATGGTTGCTATAAGTAAAGACTGCAAAGGAGAAGATAGAATACATGCGGCAGGACAGGCTGATGGGATTAATTTAGTTTTGAGCACACTTATTGAATTAAGAAAACAAGCTAGACAATTAAATGGCTTGACTCCTGAAAAAGATTTGGCATAACGCCACTAACGGGCCTTCCAGCGTTACTGGATTGAATTAAAAAGGGCTTGCTACCGTTATAGCATGAATAACACAAATACACAGCCTGACGCCGGGAGTCAGGAGGCAGACAGTACACCCGTTGCAAATAACCTCGGAAGGATTGACGAACACAGCCTAGCTGATTTTGTTAAATCCAATTTCCTAAACGAGGAGGAGGCGGCTCCAGCCAAAGAGGAGCAGCAGGCGGAACCTGAGGTCGAGACGGAAGAGACAGCGGAAGCTGAACCTGAAGTCGAAGCTCAAGCGGAAGCCGATCAGTCCACCGATGAAGAAGGTGAGCCTGAAGAGAGTTCTTTGAGCCGAGGCGTACAGAAGCGCATCAACAAGTTAGTTGCTGCGAAGAAAGCCGCTCAGGCGCAACTTGAAGAAAGAGAAGCCAGATTAGCGCAAATGGAGCGTGAGTTGCAGGCATTAAAGTCTGTTCCACAAACCAGTGCGCCAACCGTATCTGACGCTGTAGAGGCACTTGGTTCCGTCGAGGAAGTAAATGCCGAACTTCAGCGAGCATTATATGTGTTGGATTGGTGCGAAGATAATCCTGATGGTGGTGTAATTACTGACCCGCAAGGTAATCAGATTGAATTAGACAACCTACAGGTTCGCGACATGCGAAAGCTGGCTAGACGTAGAAAGGAAATTGAACTGCCGGCCAGGTTTCAATATTTGAACCAAAAGTCTCAAATAGAGCCAGTGCTAGCAGCCAAGCATCCTTGGATGCGTAAGCCGGAAAGCGAAGAATACAGGGTCGCCCAGCAAGTGCTGCGTGATTTCCCTGAAGTAAAGCGCCGCCCGGATCATATGCATCTGGTTGCCGCATTGATTGAAGGGCTAAAGGTTTTTGCAGAACGAGATTCTGGAAAGGCTAAAGCTGCACCAATCAAACGAGCACCAGCACAGCCAAGCGTCAAAGCTCCTCCTAAAGTTGATAAAGATGACTCTTCTCGCGCACAGAAGTCCTTCCTTAAGGATCCTTCAAGCAGAGATGGATTGAGTGACCTAGTAAAAGCAATGGGGTTTGTGTAAGCCCCTTCAATTCAACAACTCAACTCAACTTATTTAGTATTATGGCACTTCTAACTGAACCTAATCTTAGCGGTCGCGGTAAACGCGAAGACCTCATGGACATGATTGCGCTTGTCGATGCAAAAGACACGCCATTCACGTCTATGGCTCGTAAAGGCAGCAAGCCCGGAAATATGTTTTTCCGCTGGCAGGCTGATAGCAATCCTGCTCCTCAAGTAGGCGGGACAATCGACGGTACGGACGTTAGCTCGTACACCAACTGGGACGTGGGCTATCGCGCCGAGCTGGCCAACTACGCTCAGGTATTCCGTATGCCTGCTGTGCGCGTGTCTAAGCTGTCTACTGACATTGCTCAGGTAGCAGGCGTGCGCGACGAACTGGCGTACAACGTCAGCAAGTCCATCCTTCAGTGCAAGCGTTCGATTGAGACGACTCTCTGCTCGAACCAGACTGCACAGCAGGACAACGGCTCCGTTCCTTACCTCACGGCTGGGATCCAGACCTGGATCAGCACCGCAGGAACCGGGACGCCTACCGTTGGCGACATTCCTTCACAGTTCCGCACTCCTTCCGACTCAATCCTCACTGGTGCATCCAGCGGGTTGACCGACACGGCAGTGCAGGGCTTGCTCAAGAGCATCTACAACCAGACTGGCCAGTACCGCTCGTTCGATGCCATCGTTGGCACCGACCTCAAGCGTGCGTTCACCAGCCTGCTTGGCACGACTCAGTTGACCACGACCTCCACCAGTGGAGTTCTGGCTGCTGGCGCAACCAAGGTGCAGACCTTCCAGCGTGACGCTGCTGCTGAAACCTACATCCAGTCCGTGGACGTGTTCCAAGGTGACTTCGGTACGGTTAAGCTGCACCCCACGGTGTTCCTCGGCACGATCAGCTCCGGCACATGGACGGTTACCCCGTACAAGGGTCTTGTCCTGAACATGGACTTGATCGAAGTCCGCTACGGCGGAAACGTAGCCGCTGTGCAATCGCTGCCTGACTTCGGTGGCGGCCCTGCTCGCGTCGTAGAAGCCGTCTGCGGTCTTGTTGTCGGGAACCCATTGGGTCTTGGCAAGTTCGACTTCAGCTCGTAGGCTTAGTATATGTGACCGTTCCCGCAGTATACTAGGACGGATCGAACGCCGGAAGCCCGCTAGGCGTGACACTCTGGAGAGACAGAGACAATTTTGCGACACCTGCCATTCTGTATAACGGAATGCATGGTCTGGGAGTTCCCAGACGACGAGTGGTGTGACTGCTCGGAGAGTGAGAGCACCGTTTTATGATTGATATCGACCCTAGTCTAATTCCTGCAATGGAAGCTGAGTTTCGGCGCGGCTGGCAAATGAACCGTATTCAAGCTGAGATTGACTCAAAGAATGCTGCCAAGTACACCAAGATGCGCCACAAATCAATTGATGGCATTGGGCAGAAGGTCGGCAGTATTCCAGGGCACGCTTATCATTTTTGGGGCCATAAACTCGGGTATCAATGCTGGGATGACGAGAAGTTTCTTGCAGAGTTTTGGAGAGATAATCCTCAGTGCAAAGTTAACTCTGGTGGTACAAAAGAAATTAGTGTAGGCTGGGTTCCATCCACTAACGTAAGATCCCGCACCGTTTACGCATGAAGACAGTCCCATTTAGCGATATCCTTGCAGAAGTCTGTCAGCTTATCGGGCTAGACACTTTTACGCTAAATGCTCAAAGTTTTGGAGCTATTCGCGACTTCACGTCACGTCGCATTGGAACAATTTGGGATCGCGAAGAATGGCCGGACACCAACAGATTTTTGCGCACGTTTCCGGGCAACCCAATTCAATCCGCACAGCTTCTTGATCTGCCAACACTAACGATAGAGTACGGGGATGCTCTTACCACGGAAAACAATATTGACTTGTGGGTGCAGACATCAGCAAACACTCAAGAGTTAGAGCTTACATTAGATCATGATTTTCCAAGAGTTTATGCTGAAGACTTTGCAGATGACGCTTACCGTCTTGGAACAATAGCATCTACAGCAATTAGTTTTGAGAATCCGTTTTACTACAATTTTAATGGGCAACTTGAAAGCGTTGCAGACATTAAATCAATGTCTAGTTACAACGCTGCGCCAGACGAGATAGGAAATTATATTTATAATTTTGTTATTTTGGTGCCATACGGATCTGTTGTAAATTTTCCAACTTATCAAGGCCCAAACGGCAAACTTACAACTACAGTTGTTTTTGAGAAGAATCCTAAACGGATTGTTGAGCTTCAAACAGGATCACTGCAAGGCTTGGCTGCGTGGAACGTAGATCCTAGAATTACCACTCGATCTGTGCCTGTGGATTTTATGGTGGAGGATTTAACTAATCCTCAAAAAAATGAAGTTACCTATTTAAACTTTTTACAAAACGGAGAAAAGTTTATTCAGTATCGACTCAATGCTCCAAGATTGTTTGGATCTTTATTTTTTCCAGTAGAGTTTCCAATGACCCAATACAGTTCTGGAGCGCAAGTTTACTACAATCCATTACAGGGCACTCAAAGTTACAATAATAATTTTGAGACTACAAAAGGATCTCGTGGAGATTTTTGGAACTGCATCACAGATTTTACGGCTTACCAAAGGCCGTCTTATTCAAGCACTGTTTGGAAACAAGTAGAAATTCCTTACCGTTTTAAAGATTACTTGGTTAATGGAGTTGGTGCTGATTTCTTAAGGTCAGAAGGCCGTGCAGACGAAGCAACAGCATTAGATCAATTGGCAGAAATGGCTGTTCAGCAACAGATTGATGTGTTGATTAGACAGCAAGGCCAGAATCAAAAGCTGAACATGGCTTACACCTACTAGTATGATTGGCAAATTTCTTACACGAAGAAACGGAACTGAAGCCGCGCCGGGAGTGAAGGTAGTTGCTCGCATTGGAGTAAAAGGCAATAAACACACTTTTAGATTTCGTAAACAAGCGTACAATCCAGCTCCTGTATTAGAAGATCGAATATTGACTGAAACAGGAGACTATCTTAACAACGAAGCAAGCGAACGCATCACCACTGGTTAATTATGGGTATCAGAATTACAGACTTACCAGCAGCCTCAACGGTTGGCTTAACAGACACACTTGTACTTGTTCAAGATGGCGACACTAAAAAGTGTGAAGTCTCGCAGGTTAAAACACTCGACGCATCAGAGATTGTCAGCGGCACTCTTGGTGTAGCCAGGCTGCCTGTTGTTCCAGTTTCGCTTGGTGGGACAGGATCAGTGGACGCTACATCTGCGGTTGCCGCGCTTGGCGCACAGCCTGCGCTTACTTCGAGCGCCCCAGCTTCGATTGTGCAGGGTGGCACAGGAGCTACTACAGCAGTTGCTGCACTGGATGCACTTGGCGGGATTACCTCTGCTGTGGTGCCATCTTTGGTAACAACGCAGTTATCTGCGTATGCCCTAACAAGTCAACTTGCACCATTTCAGAATAGCGATCAAGTTCAAGCACTCACGACCGCACAACTAAGCGCAATCACATTTAGTGCAGGCACGGGTCTTGTGGGAGGTGGCACGCTTGTTGCCAATAGAACTTTTGCGCTTCAAACAAGCGGCGTATCGGCTGGTACGTTTGGCAGCTCGACACAAATTCCTGTTTTGACGGTTGACGATAAAGGACGAGTAACATCAATTGCAAATGTCACTCCGCTTCCCGGCAACAACGCCAGCGATTTAACTGTTGGCACACTTGATCCAAACAGACTTGCTACTACCTCAGTGGTTGCTGGAACTTATGGATCAGATGTTTTTGTTGGGCAATTTATTGTAGACTCTAAAGGTAGGATTACTAACGCTACAAATATTCCAATTTCTGGCAGTGCTGGCGGCACAGTTGTTTCTGTCGGAGCAACGTCTAGCACGCTGGCTATCTCAAGCAGTCCTGTAACTTACTCTGGCGCACTGCAACTTGAGTTGTCTACGACTGGCGTTGCTGCAATCACGGCAGGATCAAGCACGCAATCTGCGGTTATCACCGTGGATACTTATGGTCGAGTGACTGCACTTGAAACGCAGGCAATACAATCACTTTCCCCGAGCGGTGTGGTTTCTGGTTCTTATGGTCATCCCGAGCGTGTAGCTCAGTTTACTGTAGACGCAAATGGCGTACTTACTGGGGCCACAGAGGCTTTAATTGCAATTTCCGCTGCTTCTGTTAGCGGGCTGGCGGCGTCCGCAACAAGCGACACTACAAACGCTGGGAACATCATCACTGGTACACTAAGTTCTGATAGGATCTCAGTTCTTGCGTCTTCTCAGATTTCTGGCATTTCCGCAGCGCAAGTTTCATCTGGGATTACCTCTGCGCAAGTAACTGGGATTAGCGTTACTCAAGTAAGTTCGCTTGGAACTAACGTATCTACATTTTTACAAACGCCAACAAGCGCAAACTTGGCCGCAGCATTAACTGACGAGACTGGTAGTGGAGCTAGCGTATTTGCTACATCTCCAACGATTACTGGACCTACAATTGTCGGCTATACAGAAGGCACTGTTGCGCAGGGAACGGTTGGAGCAGCAGCAACGCTGGCAATTACGGCAGGCACGGTTATTACGGCAACGCTGACATCCGCTACGCCATGCACATTCACAATGCCAGCAGTTGGAGTTGGAAAGTCGTTTGCGGTGTACCTTAGACAGCCAGTTTCTGGAACTGCCACAACTGCTACATTTACAGGAGTAAGATGGCCCAACGGAACGGCTCCAACTATTACAGCGGCAGTAGGAAGAATGGATATACTTTCGTTTACTTCTGACGGAGTATATTGGTATGGTTCATTTATTCAAAATTTTGTTTATTAAAATATGTTACTTGCTTGTAAAAATAACTTTTTTTGCAAAAAACCTATTGAATTAAATTTTAATGCCGTACTAATTGCTGGTGGAGCAGCTTCTGGGGGATCTGGATTTAATAGCGACCCATTTGCTCCGGCTGGAGGTGGTGGAGCTGGCGGCGTTTTAATTCAAAATAACATTCAATTTTTAAGAAATTCACCAATTACTGTTACGGTAGGAGGCGGCGGAGCGGGAGGACTTAGATTGGCGGCAGGGCAGAATGGTGCAAATTCTGTAATTACAAGCGTAAGTACTTATACTGCAATAGGTGGTGGAGGCGGTGGAGGAAATGGTACTACAAACAATCAAGCAAGAACAGGAGGATCTGGAGGTGGGGAATCTTCTAATTCGCTTGTTGCAGGAGCTCAAAGGTTTAATACGCTAGGCGCAGCCGGAACACCAGGACAAGGAAATAATGGCGGCGCTACTTCAACTAATGTTTACGCAGGCGGCGGAGGGGGATATTTTAGCGTAGGACAGAACGCAACTGCTTCCAATTCAGGATTAGGCGGAACTGGATATATATCTAATATAGGTAAAACATATGCAACTGGTGGAAATGGAGGAGGCATTTCAGGGAACGGACCGGGAGCCGGAAATACTGGAGATGGCGGAGATGCGCCTGCGAATGGCGATCAAATTTCTGGAGGATCTGGTGCAGTAATTATATATGTTCCACAGGATTTTACGTTTAATCTTATTTCTGGAACAGTTAATACATACACGCTAGCTGGATTTTCTAGCGTTAAAGAGTTTATAACTTCAGGGCAATTTTCGTTATTATGAGTCACTTTGCTCAAGTTGAAGATGGCATAGTCAAGCAAGTCATTGTTGCTGAACAAGACTTTATTGATCTTGGCGTGTTGCCTGGAACTTGGATTCAAACAAGTTACAACACTTACGGAGGCCAACACCCAGAAGGTCGTCCACTTCGCAAGAATTACGCTGGCATTGGATTCGTGTACGATGAAGTGCGTGACGCTTTTTATGCGCCCCAGCCGCATCCATCTTGGTTGTTAGATGAACAGACTTGCACTTGGCAGCCGCCTGTGGCATATCCATCTGACGGGAATAGGTATAGCTGGGATGAATCTTCTGTTTCTTGGGTTTTAATTAGTTAATTGTATGGCCGACATCAAAATCTCTGCACTTCCTTCAGCAGCCGTTGTTAACCCGGCTGATATCGTTGTTCTCAACCAAGGCGGCACAACCAAGACTGCAACCAAATCGCTTGTAGTCGCTGGACTAGCAACTACCAGCCAGATCTCCGGCCTTGCTACGACAGCTCAACTGTCTGGATTTGCAACTACTGGCCAAATTAGCGGGCTTACAAACACGGCACAGGTTGAAGCAATCACGTCGGCACAAATTGCTGCAATTACTCCTGCTTCTATTGGCGCACTGTCCACCGATGCAGCCTCTGGATTTGCAACCACTTCACAACTTTCCGGCTTTGCTACCACTACTGATATTCAGGGTATTGCATTTACCTCGCAGTTGGCAGCATTTACCAACAGTGCACAGGTTGAAGCGTTAACTTCAGCGCAGATTACAGCCCTTGGCAATGGGTTGGGTGCTGGACAGAAGTACGAAAGCACTAAAGTATATTCAATTGGAGATATTGTTTCTTCTGGAGCGGAAGTTTACGTTTCACTGACAAACAACAATATTAACAACACGCCTCCAAATGCTATTAATTGGGCTGAAGCTGCTGCAAACGCTGTTAAAATCCAAGGGATCAATGTGCTGCCAACAAATCCGCAAGTTGGATCTGTTTTGACATATAACGGTGTATGGGAGCCTGTTATGCCAACAGCAGGAGGATTAAACAGTGCACAGGTTCAGTCGCTCACCTCTGCGCAGATTTCTGCTATCACTCCCGGTTCGATTGGAGCTGTAGCCACTAGCGACGTTATTGCCATCAGCAAAGGCGGGACAGGCTCGACGGATGCTGTGTCTGCTCTTACGGCTCTTGGGGCCATGTCTGCAACGCAGGCGGCTGGTGGTGACTTAAGCGGCAACTTGCCAAACCCAACGGTAGCGAAGCTGCAAGGCAAAGCAGTCACCAACGTGACGCCACTTGATGGTCAGGTGCTACAGTACGACACGGCAACATCCACTTGGATTGCAGGAGCAATTCCAAACGGCGGCTCTGGTGGTGGAGGACAAGTATTCTTCTTTAACTACAATACGGCAGCAGATGCCCCAACAACCGGGCTGCCAACAACGCCAACCATTGTTAAAGAACTTGGCCGCACAGCCGACACAACTGGCACAAGCTATACATCTGGTGATTTGTCTACAACTGGATATGACCTAATAGTCCACTTTGTTACTGATGTCCTAGACCCAAATATCACAGCCATCCCAGCCGGGCTGTTTGACTTCAACTTTTGGGCGTCCTCAACTGGAACTACGTCAAATCAGACAATCGTCCAGCTTAAGGTATTTAAGTACGACGGAACAACCGCTACGCTGCTTGCCACCTCAGACGACATCTCGATTTACGATCCAACGGTAACTGCACAGTACATCGCGTCTGTAGTGATTCCGCAGACTACTGTTTCAACAAGTGACCGTCTGTACATCCAGTTCTTAGGGAAAGCGACGCAGAACAACAGGACGATTACGTTTAACTTTGGCGCAACGCAACCTGCGCACGTTCACACTACGGTCCCATCTGTTGGTGGCAGTGGCCTCGTAAAGGTCATTAACGGCGTGTTTCAGTCTCCAGCATCGAAGTTGCTCAACGAAGATGTTGCGACTAATGCTGCCATCTCGCTAAGTAAGCTGGCAATGTCTGAGGTGAGTGTTGCTGCTGGCACAGGACTTACTGGAGGGGGCAATCTTTCAGCAAGCAGAACGCTATCTATTGCTGCGCTTTCGCCCGACCCGACTGGAACTTACGGCAGCACTTCGCAGATTCCATCGTTGACGGTCAACAACCTCGGGCAGGTTACGGCTGTATCGCTGGTGTCTTTCCGTTCGCCAAATGTTCAAACATTTTCAACTGTTGGAACTGCCAATTATTCAAAGCCAGCAGGAGCACGGGTTGTGCGAGTTCAACTTTGGTCTGGAGGTGGAGGTGGAGGATCTGGAAGAAAGGGAGCAGCAGGAACTGTGCGCTGCGGAGGTGGGGGAGGCGGATCTGGACAGATTGCTGATTTTTGGCTTGATGCAAGCGCCATTGGAGCAACTGAAGTTGTAACTATAGGCGGCGGAGGAACTGGAGCAGCAAGCACTAGTGCTAATAGCACTAACGGAAGCAATGGAGGAGCTGGTGGTCAAACATCGTTTGGAACGCATGTAGTTATACCGGGAGGAGCAGCCGGAGCAGCCGGGACAGCCTCGCAAGGGTCTGGTGGCGGAGGGGGACATGGTGGCAATAACGGGGCATCCGCATCTGCAAGTGGGTCACTGGGCGTAAATGGCACTCCTAGTGGATCTGCGTCAACTTGTGCGGCAAGTGCAGCCGGAAGTGGGGCATCAGGAGCTGGGGTTACTACTGGAAACGTCAACTCTGCTGGAGGAAGTGGAGGGCGCGTAATTTTGCTTGGTTACGCTGGTGGAGCCGCTGGCAGTCCCGGCCCTACTGCAATAGCGTCAGCCGGAGGAAATGGAACTGATATGCCATCATTGCCATTGAGTGGCGGCCCTGTAGGTGGATCCGGCGGCGGAAGTGGAGCTTCTTCAGTTACTGGAGATTCAGGGTATGGCGGAAATGGAGGATTCCCCGGAGGAGGGGGAGGCGGAGGGGCAGCATCTGTTGATAGCGTTGGCAACAGTGGAGCAGGTGGAAATGGCGGGTCCGGCGCAGCAATTATTACAACCTACTTCTAATATGCCAAAGAAATCCACCTCCCTGTCCGTTGGCCGAGGCGAGAAGCTTCCCGTGTCTAAAGGCGCAGGGCTGACGGCAAAAGGACGCGCCAAGTACAACCGCGAGACGGGCAGCAACCTCAAGGCTCCTGCCCCCAACCCAAAGACAAAGGCTGATGCTGGCCGCAAGAAGTCATTCTGTGCTAGAATGGCTGGAGTTGTTGCCAAGGCCAAAGGCCCGGCTGAACGGGCCAAGGCAAGCATGAGACGCTGGAAGTGCTAACTTTATGAAGAAGGGACTCTACTCAAACATCCACGCCAAACGCGAGCGGATCGCTGCTGGCAGCAAGGAGAAGATGCGTAAACCCGGCAGCAAGGGTGCGCCAACTGCAAAGGCATTTAGACAATCAGCCAAGACAGCTAAAAAGAAGTAAGTATGGACGAGTTCATTACAAAGGTTTTGAACCACATATTTGAACAAGGCCTGACGGTATCTTTGCTGGCGCTGGCGCTGTATTATTTGCACAGTAAACTAAACAAACTAGAAGTGAAGATCTCCGAGTGCGAGCAAGACAGGCTCAAACTTTGGGAACGAATCGCTCAACTCAACGACTAATATGAAAGAGTATCTCAAGCAACCATCTACTTGGCTCGGGCTTCTTAAATGGGTTCTAGCTGGATTCGGCGTAAAGACTGGCCACGTCGATGCTGTTGGTGCCGCCGCGCTAACCATCCTTGGAACGATCGACGTTATCCGCAACGAGAAACGGTGATTGACGAGCGGTCAGCAAAACACATTAAGAGCCTGCTTCCTGAAGTTCAGGATGCATTTACGGAGTTTTTGCTGGAAGCTAAAGAGTTGGTGGCGAAGGAAGGCTTGGATTACAAAGCAATCTCTGGTCTTCGCTCTTGGGAAGATCAAGCGGTGCTATACGCCAAGGGGCGCACATCACCTGGGCCAATCGTCACCAACGCCAAGCCAGGTTCATCCATGCACAACTTCGGACTTGCCATCGACTGCGGAGTTTTCAAAGGTAACGTGTACATGGATGACGGGACACCCGCTGACAAAAGGACAGCGGATCTTATGCATAAACACGTCTCCACGCTGTGCGCAAAGCACAACCTTAGATGGGGCGGCAACTTCAAGAAACTTTATGATGCGCCTCATTTTGAGTACAATACTCCTTACGCTCTTGCTGACCTGTGTGTTCGCCGGGGGAAAGGACAATCTTTAATCGCCTAACTATATGCCTAAAACTGATGCTAAAACTTTATTGATGATTCTTGGAAGTCCTATGGGATCCAGAAAGAAGTCCTGCCCTGAGTGCGAGTCTCCTTTGGAAGAGAACGGCTGCTGCTCTGAATGCGGCTATGGTGAAGAAGAAGGTGAGTATGAAGATGACATGGGCGAAGAAGAAGGTGAAAACATGCACAACGAGCGCATGATCGAGCTGCGTGACGATCTTCAGCGCATTGTAGACAAGTTGAGTAAGCTCATTTCTTAATGCCGTCACAACCACAAGCTGAATCCGACAACAGCTATACTGGCTTTGCTAGTAGGCTTGATCCTGGCAATTTGCCTGCTGGTATATTGCAGGCAGCACAGAATATCAGGCTTCAGCGTGGAGTGGCACAGCCTAGAAAGGGATGCCAAAGACTTACCAGCACTGATCTGAATGATTTAACAATGGTCGGAT